GCAAGATTTCTTTGCCGTAGGTATCCACCAACTTCTGAGCCTGCTCATTGCTTAGGCCAAGGTCGCGCGCAACAGGGTCGAGCAGCGCAGTCATTTCGGCATCAAGCTCTTGGCCCTCTACCGGCGACTTGAATTCGTACTTTTCAGGAACCTGATCGGCCTTGGCTTTATCGGCTTTGGCCTTTTCAGCACTTTCTTTTTCCTGCACCAACTGCTCAGGCGTTTTTTCTTCGGAGCCTTCTGGCTTATCACCCGCAGGCTTTTCAGCACCTTCAGCACCGGCATCTCCGTTTGGTTTTTCACTACCAGCCGGTTGCTGCTCTTCGCCCTGCGCTGCCGCTGCTGGCTGTTCAGCTCCACCAGCGCCACCAGCTTCAGCACCCGCATCGGCGGACTGAAGGCGGCGAAGCATTAAGCGTTCATATAAGTTCATTGATCTTTCTCCGTTTGACCTTCAGGCCGATTAGGTCGGAATGGTTTTAGCTTTCAGTTGAGCCAGCAGCGACGCGGTGGTTGTGCGCAGCGCGGTGGTGTCCGCCAGTAGCGCGTTGTATTTGCTGACCAGATCGTTGTGGTCAGCAAGCAGCCCGGCTACATCGGTGGCCGCTGATGCGGTATCTGCGGTCGCAGTGAGTGCTGTTCGGAGAACATCAACAGTTTGTCGAGGATCATCTTTATTTCTCCATTGAGTGGGCCGCGTGTGCAGCCCATCAGTTAAGGTCAGGCGTTAAACTACGCGCGCTTCTGTTTCCAGCAGCGCATCGGTTTCACGGATTGGGACGTTACGGAAGGTTGTCCAGAACTCGCCTTCGGTTTCTTTCACTGAGATAGCCAGAGAGGCTTTGCTGAGTGATTGAATATCGAGATATTCAGCCAAAGTGCGGTTCATGTAGAACACTGGCTTGCCCATGCCACGGTTCGGGATGCGGTGAAGCGCCTTGATCATGAGCTTCACAATGTCGATAGGCGTGGTTGCATCCAGATCGCTGATATCTACGTTTGCGATGCGGACTACATAGCGCCAGTCTCGCAGAGCAAGACCGTTATCCCACTTGTAGTGAGAGCGGTAGCCTTGGTACATGCCTCCACTGGCATCAAAAAGTGTTTGCTGGCCAAGGTCTTGGGTCTGCAACCCTGCCTGCTGTCCTTTCGGGAAGATGCCATGCACGGTGTTCTCACCCCACACCACCAGCCAGATAGAGCTGTTATCGGTGCCAGTTCCGCCAGCATCAATAATATTCTGTGCGTTACCGGCGGACAGGCTTGAATAACGAGATGATAAGCCCATGAATTGAGATGGGTTTACGCTGGTGTCGCCATAGAAGATCGTGGATGCCATCGCTTGATTCATTGCTTCCAAGAATGCACGGTCTTCAGACATACGGAATTCGTTGGTGTTACCGTTCAAATCAGCCAGTGATTTGTCGACCTGTGAGTAGGTTTCCAGCATCCCGCACGCATCGGTGATCTGAACGGTGGTAGATTTGCTCGGCTGCACACCGTAGTTCAGCAAGCGCCAAGTTGCCTGTGGCAGGCCAGAACGCACGGTAGTGCGGTGACCAGTAGGCAGGTTACCTTCAACGAAAGGCATGTCTTGCAAGATCACGTTGGTCTGAGATAGCAACTCAGTGATCACTGCGATTTTACCGTCCGGGTCTTTGCGCTTACCCCAGTCGGCCAGCGTTAATGCTGTAGTGCTTTTAACAGCCATATTTCAGTTCCTCACTTATTTCCGTACAAAATATCGGCCTGACTACGCTGGCCACCAGTGTTTGGCATGACCATAGAGTCTTCACTCATGGCCTTGCCGACTTTCACGAAACAGCGCACCAGATCAGGGTGATTCCCCAAGCCAGTGGTTTCCAAATACTCGCGCAGGCCAGCAGGCGCAAAGGTGTCCAGCGCCTTCTGTGCCAACCCAACGTTCGCAACAAACGAGTCACCGCCGATCTCTTTGTCGGTCTTGACTTCGTTCGCCCACGCTTCGGTTTGCTTTGCCCAGTTTTCTGCCTGACGGGCTTCAATCTTCGGCAAGATTTCTTTGCCGTAGGTATCCACCAACTTCTGAGC